GTTTTTAAAGCATATTCCTTGTTCTGTCTGTGGGTCTTCTGATGCGAATTCACTTTATGACGATGGACACCAGTATTGCTTTAACTGCGAAACCTTCGTAGAAGGCTCTACAGAGGCTCCAAAGCCTTTGGTGATACCTCGGTTAGTACCGAAGGCTACAAAGCCCACTGAGACGGTTTTAGACCCATTACTGGGCATCCCTGAGCGTGGTATCACTGCCGATACTTGCCGACACTACCAAGTTAAGGGTGATTCTGACAAGCATTACTACCCTTATGGTAGTGACATCTATAAGGTTCGTAATGTTGCAGAGAAGAAATTCCACTGGCAAGGTAAGCCTGAGTTACCTTTGTTCGGAATGGACAGATTCACCAGTGGAGGCAAGGCAGTTACCATCGTAGAAGGTGAATTAGACGCATTGGCAGGCTTTCAGATGTTAGGGTCAAAGTATCCTGTGCTATCGATTAAGAGTGGTGCTAGCGGTGCGTTGAAGGATTGCAAGGCAGCGTATGAGTATTTAGATGGGTTCGATAGCATTGTGATCTGCTTTGATGCTGACGAACCTGGGCAAAAAGCAGCACAATCTGTGGCTGAGTTGTTCGGCGCTAAGGCTAAGGTATTCAAACACAAGGCAGACATGAAAGATGCTTGTGATTATCTTAAAGCCAATGATGCTGCTACCTTTGTAAGCCTGTGGTGGAAGTCAGAGCAGTTTAAGCTGGAAGGTGTCATAGAAGCTGAGAAGTTGCGTGAGTTGATTAAAAAACCCCTGGAAGTTGCTCCTATCCTGTATCCTTGGGATGGTTTAAATAGGATGTTGTATGGTATTAGGCCTGCTGAACTGGTAACCTTTACCGCTGGTTCTGGTTTAGGAAAATCAACGATTTTACGAGAACTTGTTATTCATATACTGAAGAACAGTAAAGAAAACGTAGGCTTGGCTTTTCTTGAGGAGACGCCAGAGAGGACAATGCGCGGCTTGATAGGTTTAGAATTGAACAAGAAGTTACACCTACCAGACGCTATCTATACCCCAGATGAGGTTGACAGGGCTTACGACACGTTAGGAATAGGCCAAAGAGTTTTCTTATGGGACCATTTTGGATCTAACGAAATCGATAACGTGCTTTCTAGACTACGTTATTTTGTTAAGGCTTTGGGTTGTAGTTATTTAGTCCTAGACCATCTGTCTATCTTGGTTTCTGACCAAGCTGCTGCTGACGAACGTAAAAATATTGACATGGTTATGACAAAACTTCGTATGTTCGTTCAAGAAATGAAGGTTTCTTTGTTGCTTGTGTCTCACTTAAAAAGGCCTGACGGTAAATCATTAGAAGATGGTGCTGTTACGTCTTTAAACCTTCTTAGAGGTTCTGGATCAATTGCTCAGTTGTCTGATGCTGTCATCTCTGCCGAACGAAATAGCCAAGCAGAAAGCATTGAAGAAAGGAATACTACTAAGGTTCGTGTGCTAAAGTCACGGTATACTGGTTATACTGGACACGCTTGTGATCTGTTTTATGAAGATGCAATAGGCAGACTGAAAGAAATAAAAGACATACTTTAATGAAAAAAAGAGTTGACATATTTCTGTTTTTGGTGTAGACTTATGTTTTTTTGGGAGAAAACTATGTCAACAACAAAAGAGAAACAACGATTGCAAAATAAAAAGGCTTATGAAAAACATAAAGAAAAAAGAAAGAAAGAAGCAAGAGAATATTATTGGAAAAACAAAGATAAGGTTTTGGAGAATGTTCAAAAATATAGAAAAGAAAATGAGGATGTTATTAAAGCCAAAGGTAAAGAATATTACAGGAGAAAAATTGAAAACAGATTATTGAACGCAGCGAGGCACAGGGCAAAACAAAAAGACATAGAATTTAACATTGAAGTTCAAGACATACTTATTCCTTCTGTTTGCCCTCTGCTAAACATTCCTGTATTTGTTAATGAAGGTAAAGGAAAACCAAAACCAAACAGCCCTTCTTTAGACCGTATCGACCCAACAAAAGGATATGTTAAAGGCAATGTTTGGGTTATTTCGTTAAAAGCCAACACAATTAAAAGTAATGCAACCTTGGATGAATTACAAATTCTTACAGACAACTTTAGAGATTTTTTAAATAAGAGAGATACACTATGAGCTTTTTGATCGGTTTACTATCCTTTGTTGCTGTGTTGATAAGGAAATAACAATGGAAGAACTAACACAATTCTTGAAGGATCTTAGTCACCCAGAGCAGTACGGATGGGCAGTGTCACCAGAGGTACGAAAACAAGCATTGATACTACTCTGCAAGATCGATGGTAAAATGTTAGTAACACCATACACCAAGGCAGTTTTGGACAGTCGCAACGCAATGAACGAAAGGAATTGATATGTCGGATAGATTTGACTTGGAACAAGCAATAATGAATGTTTGGGGTGTTAAGGAGGACATTGGTACACTGCATTGGCTCTATATTGATGGCCCAGAGGGGCCGATGTCAGATGACCAAGTGTGTAATCACCTGATGGCATTAGAGTATTCCCTAGAGTTAAAGATGCAAAAGTTATGGGATACTTTCTGTGCGGTAAACAAGATCGATAACCATCGTAAATCTACTGATAGTGAATAGGAACTAAACAATGGGAATGTATAAAGAGCGTATCGAAGAATTCGACTATCTTGACCTCATGGCGTATGATGAAGGCAATGAAGACGAAGAAGACGAGGATGATGAGGATGAGTCAGAGGAGGATGAAGAATGACCGAACTACGCAAAGCAGCAGAGCAGGCGCTGGAGGCTTTGGAATCTTTGGATTGTGGGGATACTTACAAAACACACAACGCAGCATCAGCACTACGCAAAGCACTAGCGCTACCTGTTGATCTAGCCAAGGTGGGCGAGGTTGGTGTGTGGGGTGATAGCCAAGCACTAGCGCATGAGGCACTAGACGAGATGGTGGCTGAGAATGAGCGACTTGGTTTGTATGAAGAGAAGCCAGTAAAACGTGACAACTTGTCATGGGTTGAGGAGAAGAACAGTGGTTAAAGTATCTGGTGTACCTTATGAAGTAGAACTAGAACTGCCCAATGTTAGCCTTGTCTGGGCAACAGAAGGCATGGAAGGCTACATTGCAGCGATGGCAAGGGTATCTAATCCTGAGAACCAGGATAACCCTGACTATGAAAGATTGATTCGTTATCTTATCAAGCATCAACATTGGTCACCATTTGAGATGGTTAATGTCTGCATGGAGATTAACTGCACCAGGGATATAGCACGACAGATCTTGCGTCATCGCAGCTTTACATTCCAAGAGTTTTCACAGCGTTACGCTGAGGCACAGCAATGGGATATATCAGAGGCAAGGATGCAGGATAACAAGAATCGTCAGAACAGCCTAGAAACCGCTGACAAGGATACACAAAGGTGGTGGCAAGAGGAGCAACAGAAGGTGCTTAAACAGGCTAAAACAGCCTATAGCAACGCTTTAAAGTTAGGGATAGCAAAGGAGGTAGCAAGGAAGGTGTTACCGGAAGGTTTAACAATGTCCAAGATGTACATGAACGGAACCTTGCGCTCTTGGGTTCATTATGTTACACTACGGTCTGGCAATGGTACACAGAAGGAGCATCGACTTATCGCTGATCAATGTAAAACTATCTTGACAGACTTATGTCCAACAGTTATGAACGCGCTGTAACACCATGCACTAATGAGTGTAACTACGATAAGGAAAAGCAAATATGTCTGACTTGCCTAAGAACAAAAGAGGATCTAACAAAGTGGTCAAAGATGACCAACCAGCAGAGGCTACAAAGGATGAAGGAGTTACAGAGCCTTTCAAGATTGTGAGCATTACTGGTGATCGGAATGGTAATATCATTGGGCTAGGTAATGATGGTAGGGTGTATGCTCACTTTAACGGTGTGTGGACGAAATATGAATGAAAAGGTTAATCTTCCTGGACATAGAGACTGACACAAAGCAGTCTGTGATATGGTGTTGTGTAACTAAATGTGATGGTGAGGTGCTGGTATGGACGGAAGCAGAAAAGTTGAGAGGTTATCTAAAGAAGGACGATGTGTACGTTATGCACAACGGCATTTCGTTCGATGCGTATCATCTGAATCGGCTCTGGAATACGAAGATTCGATTGAGCCAGTGCGTGGATACTCTGATCATGTCAAGGCTGCTGAACCCAAACAGAGAAAACGGACACAGCCTCGCATCATTCGGAAACCAGCTAGGGTTGAGCAAAATTGATTTCAAGGACTATGATGCTGGTCTATCGGATGAAATGATAAAATACTGCATCAGGGATGTTGAACTACTGGAGAAGGTATATGACAAACTACTCAAAGAAAAAAAGCAGTACGGCTTCTCTGACCGATGTTTTGAAATCGAATATAGAGTTGCTGCACTCATTACAAAACAAGAGCGAAGAGGTTTTAAACTCGATGTGCCTAAATGTATGGTACTACTGGCAGGATTTTCTGACAGAATGGCACGAATCGAGCAAGAGCTTCAACAGGTATTCCCACCTATCACAACAGAAAGATACAGCGAAAAAACAGGAAAACGACTCAAAGACGATGTAGAGGTGTTCAACCCTGGTAGCAGACAGCAGATAGCCAAGAGACTTATGTCACTAGGCTGGAAGCCTACAAAGAAGACTGAGAAAGGATCGGTGATCGTTGATGAAGGAACACTTGACGGAGTTAATATTCCAGAAGCTAAACTTATTGCCGAGTACCTTATGCTTCAAAAACGGTACGCTCAAGTTAAATCATGGACTGATGCTGTCGAAGAAGATGGGCGTGTTCGTGGTAAGGTCATCACCAATGGGGCAGTCACAGGTAGAATGACACATCACAGCCCTAACATGGCGCAAATACCATCATCGTCCAGTCCTTTTGGTCGAGAGTGCCGCGACTGCTGGACTGTTGATGAAGGTTATAAACTTGTTGGTGCTGATGCTAGTGGTTTAGAGTTACGAATGTTGGCTCATTACATGAAGGATAAAGATTATGTCAAAGAAGTCATTGAAGGTGATATTCATACCAAAAACCAGATTGCAGCAGGTCTTCAAACTAGACCGCAAGCAAAAACCTTTATATACGCATTCCTATACGGGGCAGGAGCAGCTAAAATCGGGTCAATTGTGGGTGGCGGAGCGAGGGAAGGGGAAACGCTCATTAAGTCTTTTCTGGATAACACACCGGCACTCAAGACACTTAGGGCAAAGGTTGAGGGGATGGCAGAGAAAGGCTACTTACCAGGACTGGACGGTAGGAAACTTTTCGTTCGTTCCCCACACTCGGCACTTAACACGCTATTGCAGAGTGCTGGTGCGATAGTGATGAAGAAGGCTATGATAATTCTAGGTGACTACATACAAAACTATAGAATTGATGCACACTTTGTTGTTAATGTACATGACGAGTGGCAGTTAGAAGTGTTAGAGAAGGATGCTGACAGGGTTGGGCAGTTGGCGGTAGAGGCTCTTGAAGAAACAACAAAGGAACTTGACTTATTCTGTCCTTTGACTGGTGAATACAAAGTTGGATCAACATGGGCGGATACACACTAATGGAAAAACCAATGACAGAAGAGCAGGTCAAACATGGTGTGTTTGTCTATGAAACCCATGAAGGACAACTCATGATCGGTATCTCTGATAACCTTATGAACAGAAAGGAAATAGCCTACAAACTATTGACAGAAGCGTTAGATGTTGTTACACTTGATTTATTGCAGGACAAATTACCAACCAACGTCCACTAATCACGAAAGGATTAATAATGGATACAGCAAAGCCAATCAAGGTTAAAGCAGAAGTAATGTGGTGTTTTCACAACAAACTTAACGAGATGACCAACAAGTACAGTGTTGATCTTTGTAACCTATCTCCAGGAGCGATCAAAGCCATTGAGAGCATGGGTATCGAAGTTCGTACACGCGATGATAAGCCAGAGAAAGGCAACTTCGTCACTTGTAAAAGTTCTATACCTATTAAAGTCTTTGCTGCTGACGGTGAGGATCTATCCAATGTTGCTATTGGCAACGGCAGCAAAGCAGTAGTGTTACTTTCCTCTTATGAGTGGAAGTACAAGAATAAGAGTGGAGTATCCCCGAGCATCAAGAAGATGGTAATCGAGGAACTTCAATCTTATGATTCACCAGAAGATGGTGATGATGACGACGATGACGTACTTTAAGGAGAAAATATGTATATCGTAAAAAAGGCAAACAAGCGACTTACTTCTAAGATGTTTAAGAGTGGGTTTGCTTCTTATGAACAGGCTCGTAATACAGTGCGTAAGTATCTGCGTAGCCTAGGCATGGATCGTAACCTCAATACTAATGCAATCAGTATTGTGAAAGCCTAAACATGATAGCCCTCATAGATGCCGATGTTGTGGCATACCGCATGGCCTTCGGTACAGAAGATGAACCAGAAAAGGTAGCGATTCAGAAGACATCAGAGTTTCTTGAGGATTTAATTTTTACCTACACTGAAGTTGAAGACTGTGAGGGCTATCTAACTGGTAAGAGTAACTTTAGGTTTGACATTGCCAAAACAGCACCATACAAAGGCACTAGAGTAGCAGAGAAGCCTAAGCATTTAGGTATCATTCGGCAGTACATGATTGATGCCTGGGCCTTCTCTGTCCAAGAAGGTCAAGAAGCTGATGACGCTATTGGAATCCGTGCATACGCTCTTGGTGAAGAAGACTACATCATCTGCTCTATCGATAAGGATCTGGATAACTTGAGAGGACATCACTACAACTTTGTCAAGAACATTCGTTACTATGTCACTGAAGACGAAGCAATAAAGAACTTTTATATGCAGGTGCTTACTGGTGACAGAGTTGACAATGTTCCAGGACTGAAGGGTGTTGGTCCTAAGAAAGCAGAAAAGATTCTGTCGGAGGCAAAGACAGAGACGGAGTTATTCAACGCAGTATTAGCGGCGTATGATGATGATATTCACCGCATGACTGAGATGGCACAGTTACTGTGGATACGACGAAAGGAAGGTGAATTGTGGCAGCCACCAACAAGTTAGTCTATATACACTGGGTTGATGCTTGTAGTGTAGACTCTTGGACATCGCTATCAAACATTGCACCAGTATTGATGGAGACTTATACTGTTGGGTATCTAGTGGCAGAAAGCAAAGAAGGTATAGCGATAGCAAGTACCATTAATGAGTCAAATGATGCTTGCTGTATCATTAATATACCAAAGAGATGGATCAAAGCAAAAGGAACACTAAACATTGAAACCAAGCAGCGCAAAAGCAAAGGGCCGAACATTCCAGCAGTGGGTTCGGGATCAGATCATAGCGAAGTTCAATCTGGAGACTGATGATGTTAGAAGCGTTTCGATGGGAGCCGGTGGTGAAGACATCCTACTCTCGCCAACAGCAAGAAGCAGATGCCCAATTTCTGTGGAATGTAAGTCAAGGGATAGAATTGCCGTATACGGTTACTATGAGCAAGCGGAAACGAACGCAAGAGGCAAAGGAGAGCCAGTTGTCTTTATTAAACAAAATCGGGCCAAGCCCCTTGTAGTCGTCGATGCTGAATTCTTTATTACTCTACTTAGCAAAGGATCTAAAGATGCATAAATATACACTTAAGTTTGAAGAACTTGATGGCGGTGAGACTGATTGTGGCTATGTAAATAATCGTAGCTTTGTACACACCTTTTTTGTTCATGAAGATGATGTCTGGGATGTACCATTGAAAAGTCTAACTGATTTCCTTGGTGCTATCTACGGCTATGATATTTCTAATCAAATCCATGTAGAGACTATACTTAACAACGGTATCTTCAAACACATCCCTAAAGATAATGAAATGGCTGAGCGTATTCGTAATGCCTTCAAAGAGTTTGATGAGGAAGACGATCTGAAATGAAACACCTAATCATACCTGATTGTCAAGTCAAGGACGGTGTTCCCCTTGATCATCTGGATTGGATAGGTCAATATATTGTAGATAAGCAGCCTGATGTTATAGTCAACATTGGTGACTTTGCTGATATGCCTTCACTATCTTCGTATGACAAAGGTACAAAGTCATTTGAAGGTAGGCGGTATAAGAAGGATGTTGAAGTTACCAGGGAAGCTATGCAAAGGTTACTAGAACCGATGAAGGAGTACAATGCAAGAGCAAGACGAAACAAAGATAAACAATATAGACCTAGAATGGTTCTCACGCTTGGCAACCACGAAAACAGGATCATCAGAGCCATTGAAAGCGATCCTAAACTCGACGGAACTCTTGACATTGATGATCTCGGATACAAAGAGAGTGGTTGGGAGGTGTTTGATTTCCTTGAACCTATTATTATTGACGGCGTGGTTTATTGTCATTACCTTGTATCTGGAGTAATGGGTAGACCAGTAGGAACAGCATCAGCAATGGTGTCTAAGGTTCACCAGAGTTCTGTGGTAGGACATCAGCAAGGTAGGCAAGTTGCCTATGGTCGTAGGGCTGATGGTAGTAACATCACTTGTATCATCGCTGGGTCTTGCTATCTCCATGATGAAGACTACATGGGACATCAAGGTAACAAGCATTGGCGTGGTATACTAATGCTTCATGAAGTCAACGATGGTCACTTCGATGAGATGTTTATTAGCTTAGATTTCTTAAGGAAAAAGTATGACAAGCCTAGGTGAGCTACTAAAAAAGAAGTTATCAGAAGACGCAATCAACCCCGAACACTATAAGATAGGAGGCATCGAAGCAATTGACTACATGAGGGCTAAGAGCAGCAACGAAGAATATCGTGGATACCTACGATTGTCTGCATTGAAGTACCTCAGTAGAGCAGGACACAAGGACGATGCAGTACAAGAATATGAAAAAGCACAATGGTTTATCAATCGGTTGATAGAAGACCATAAGAAAGGATAATATGGCATACACTTTGCGTGATATAATTAGTAAACTTAGTCAGTACGATGAGTTAATGTTGTTGGAAATGTTAAACATATCCGCAGAGGAACTGCTAGAGAGATTTATAGACAAAGTTGAAGATCGCTTCGAACTATTAGAAAAGGAATTACATGACTAAGATGGACACCTACTCGCAATTCATTAGTAAATCACGATACAGTCGTTACCTTCCAGAGAAGCGCCGGCGTGAGAACTGGAATGAGACTGTTGCACGGTATTTTAACTTCATGGAAGATCATCTGCTTAAGAACAACAACTATGCTCTGACGCGTGACCTTCGTAACGAACTAGAACAAGCAGTAGTGAACCTGGATGTAATGCCTTCCATGAGGGCTATTATGACCGCTGGTAAGGCTTTGGAGCGTGATAACACAGCAGGGTACAACTGTAGTTATCTGCCTATTGACGACCCTAAAGCATTTGATGAGGCTATGTACATCCTGCTCTGTGGAACTGGAGTAGGTTTCTCCGTGGAGCAACGATATGTTAATCAGTTACCTGAAGTCCCTGAGCAGTTGTTTGATAGTCAGACTACTATCGTTGTTGCCGACTCCAAAGAAGGTTGGGCAAAAGCACTACGACAGTTGGTGGCTCTTCTATATTCTGGTGAGATTGCAAAATGGGATCTATCCAAAGTACGTCCAGCGGGTCAAAGACTTAAAACATTTGGTGGCAGAGCCAGTGGACCAGGACCGCTTGAGGAACTATTTAAATTTTCAATATCCAAGTTCAAAGGTGCGGCTGGTCGTCGTCTCTCATCAATCGAGTGCCATGATATTCTCTGCAAGATCGGCGAAGTTGTTGTCGTTGGTGGTGTTCGCCGTTCAGCAATGATTTCCTTGTCTGACTTGCAAGACGATAAGATGCGTAACGCTAAGTCAGGATCATGGTGGGAACAGAATGGTCAACGAGCCTTGGCTAACAACTCTGCTACCTATGAGCAGAAGCCTGATACATCACAGTTCCTCCATGAGTGGACTAGCCTGTATGATAGCCACAGTGGTGAGCGTGGTATCTTCAGTCGTGAGGCATCAGTAAAGCAAGCAGCTAAGAATGGTCGTCGTGATCCTAACTATGAATTTGGCACTAATCCATGTAGCGAGATCATCCTTCGTCCTTACCAGTTCTGTAACCTAACTGAGGTTGTTGTTCGTGCTGACGATACTGTAGATACACTGAAGAAGAAGGTTCGTATCGCTACTATCCTTGGTACATTCCAGGCTACACTGACGCACTTCCCTTACCTTCGTAAGATCTGGCAGAAGAACACTGAAGAAGAGCGTTTG